AGGTTCCGGAGGTTCTAAGTGCAAAGATTACATTGAGAACTTAACTTGTCTTTGTCGTAAGTGTCATGATCTTTGTCATAAGGATAAAGATTTTAACAAAGAAGTAAGAGTAACTACTCTTAGATTAATAGCTGATAGATTAGAAAATGAATATTCATAAGTACGATCCTCACATGATTGCAGAGGAAAAGAAACAAGCGATTATAGATTATCGTAAATGTTTTAGAGTTTACAATCAACTTGTAGATCTCAAAGACAAAAAGATTAATCAAAAATATTTAATGTATCGTTTTCAATCAGAGGAAAAGAACTCTGTAGATGATGCGAAAGCTAAGGCTAAGATTAACGAGGAAGTCCAGGAAGTAGTTAGTCAATTAGAAATGGCTGATAAGTTAAAAGATGAGGCCTATGCAGAAATGCAGAGGGTGGAAACCAAGATACAATTTATTTTAGACAGCAACAGTATCAAAAGAGCAGAAATGAAATTGTCAGGATTTGGCACATGATAGTAAAAGTAAAAAGTAAGTATGGAAGTTTAGTAGCTGTAAGAGATAAGTATATTACTAAATGCAAAAAAGAATTTGATGATTTAACAATACAAGTTGAGGGAGAAGAAATGTTAGTACCCTACTCTCAGCTTGATAAACCAATAAAAAGATATTCTGTACCTGATAAGTTTTCAGGAAATATGCACGAATTATTTTATTACCAATGGAAACCAAAAGATGAAAGGCAACAAGAACTATTATGACTAATTTAAAAACAAAGAAAGATTTGGCAGAATACTTTGGAGTACACGAAAAAACTTTACAGAAATGGTTGAATGAATTACAAATAGCCTTTCCTAGTAATTCAAGTTTATTCCGATATGTTGGTAAGAAACAGTTTTTTACCGAAAACGACTTTGGGGAGATAGTTGAATTATGCTCAGAACATTCAAAAGAAAAGATGGCAAATCGCCATACTACTACATAACAGGCACAGTTAGGTTTGGCAGAAAAGTCAAAACTATTAATGCTGAAAGTACAGGTTGCACAAACAAGGTTGATGCTGAATTTGTATGTACGAAAAGAATACAAGAAATAACAAATGAACTAAAACCTGAGAAGGAAATGACTTATCAGGAGTGTTCACAAAAACTTTTAAATGATCCTATAGAAAGACCAAGTTCTAAAAGAGAATCTATTTATTTACGAGTAGAAAAATATGTAGGTTCTATTTATCTCAATGATTTTACAAATGATATTGTTAGAACGAAAGCAAAAGAAATGTACCCTGTTATTAAACAGTTTACAAAACGCTTTATGGATTATCCATTAGAAGAAAGAATAGAAATATCTAGTAAATATAACACAGTTAATAATTGTTTTATTATGCCTATCTCTAAAGTCTTGCATTATGGAGCAGAGAATAAATGGTGTGGTTACATGAAACTAAAAAGTTTCCCCCAAGTATCATCAAGGGATAAACCAAAAGAAAAATTTACTATAGAAGAAATCAATGCGTGTTTAGATAACTCAGATGATTTTCAAATTAAATTATTGCTTGTTTTTTGCTTCTACACAGCTTGTAGAGTGCAAGAGGCCCTAGAGATACATTGGGATAGAAAAGGCCATTACAACAGGCCTATGATTGATTTAGAGCATAGAAAAATAACACTTTGGGAAAACAAAACTCAGAGGTGGAGAACAACATTTATGCACGATAAACTTTATAATTACCTCTCCAAGATTAATGATAGAGAAGGTTATTTGTTTGAGTGGAGATCTTTATTAGATAAACAAAAAACAGATCAGAGTATCAAAACTCGTTGGGAAAAAATGTTGTCTAATGCCGGTGTAAGTTTAAATAAAAAACGTCATGCTTGTAGGCATACTCACGCATCTATACTTGGTGACAATGGAGCAAGTGTAGAAAAGATCATGAAGGCTGTAGGTTGGACAAGTGAAAAGACAGCTTTAAATTATATTAACTCCTCGTCAGATGATATTGAGGATATGATAAGTGGATTACCACAATAATCTAACACTTTCTCAACACTTCCTTATTTTCTGGGAGAAATCAGGGGTTGCAACTCAACTAATCCTTCTGTATATTCTTAGAAAGAAAGGAAGAAAACAAGAAAAACTAGGAAACTGTGTAGGGAATATGAAAGTTTATGAAAGGCTAAGAACTTACATACTCAACATATTCCCAACACTATTAGAAGGAAAGTTATGATAGAACAATTAACATTTATAGAAGAATTAGAAAAAGTAAAAAAACATAAACATTGTCCTCAAATGATTAATGCTATTGATGATTTAATAGTTAAATACAAATTAATTGTAGAAGAAAATGAAGAAGCATATCAACCAAGAGAAATAGAAAAGATAGATAGTCCTCTTATATTTCCTGTAAGTGTTGAATCTTCTTAATTATTCCTTTGGGAATTACCTGAGATCTACCAAATAAATCATCTTCATTTTTGCCATCTTTATCAGCAGAAATAATAACAAAATCATCATTTTCTAATATGAGATAACCAAGTGAATCAATGATACATGGCTCACATTTAAGAAGGTCCTCTTTGCTTTGCCAAGTGCTATCAGATACTTCATTAGTATCAAGCCAGACAACCTGGACCATAGGAGGATTATTCATTTTTTCTTAGCTGTTTTCTTTGCTCTTTTTAAAGCCTTATCACTAACTGTGCCTTTACCTTTTTTAGACGTACCAGACTTTTTTTTCTTATTCAAATAGTAGTACAATCCCTTTTTAACTATTCTACCATCTTTAGTCCGGTGATAACCTTTAGGTACTTTTTTATCAGCCATTACTTCTTCTTATTTTTCTTTTTAGTTTTTTTCTTTTTGTCTTTTTTCTTAGCTCTTTTTTTCATGCCTCTCATGACGCAATCTCCTATATTGTTTTCGTTTATTGACAGTTGCATCATAATAATCTTTTGGCCAATTATTATAATATCCTGTTTTTGTTAGCTGAGAACTTGCTCTCTCTAACTCATCAAATGGTTGTATTAAAACCATCAGAAACTCGTTATCACTTTCCCAATGTGTATCTTGTAAAAAATCTATTTCTTCTTCCCCATCTTCAGGGTGAAATGGCATCAAGTAAATATCTTGTGGTACATAAACAAAGTTTAAGGCGTGTATGTAATCGTGTAATTCATCAGCATCTATAGTAAGATCATCACAAGCTACTATGCTTATTTGTTTGTCAGTATCTTTAAAGGTGTTAGCTTGATTGATAACTTCTTCTAATAAAGTATTGCTGTCATTGTGTTCAATAATAGATACTTTGTTATCTATCCTAGATTTTTTTGCGTAAGGACAAACAGGTAAATTATTAATGTGCTTGTTGGGTTGTTCTAAGAAATCTTTTGACCAGGAGAGTATATCTTCTGTTATACTTCTCACTAACAGTTCCACATTCTGCGACTCCAATAGTTAGCAGATAGTTTATTGTTCTTACCTTTTATTCCACCAGATCTTGCACAGTATGATTTTTTTCTAGCAGGATTATTTTTTTTAATAGTCATGTTTGGATCGCCAAAATTAATCTTTTTAACTTTATCGCCATCTTTAACAAAGACTTTGAACTTCTTAACATCACCCTTCATAGGTTTATTTAGTTTAACAGTTCTACCTTTATACTTAGCCATCTTGTATTACTGCCTCCTTAACTGTTTCTACTGTTGTTTTTGATTTGATACTTTCTTGTCGTAACATCATTTTTGTTTCGTAAGCCTTTTCTAATCTGTCTAATAAAAAAGCATTTTGTTTTTTTAATTCTTTGTTTTCTTTTTCTAGCTTACTCATTCTTTTCCTTTTTAAATTTACGCCCTACAAAAAATACTATGAGGTTTTGTATTGTATTAATAGTAACCATGAGAACTAACCATACTTCCCATAACTCCACTATTTCGTAAGACCTTTGGTCTTATCATACGACCTTAAAGCCCCCATACCCAAAAGTGCCATGACAAGAGGCATAAGTGTACCCATGTCTAGTTGAGGTAATGGTGCTGTTTCAATATTAAAAGTTGCTATAAAAAACATCAAAAATTGTTTTGCAACAAATTCCCAAAATATAGCTAAGGCACATGACATACCAATTAAAGGCCTCCAGGAACGCTGTAACATACCAGAAATACCACCTGCTTTGCTTTGTGCATCTGCTAAATTAATATCTGATTGTGCTTTGTTTATCTGTGCTTCAATTTCTTTTAATTTTATTTTAGCATTATCTTTTTCTTCTTGTGAAGTATGTAAGGAATCAATTATTCCTCCTACATTTTTTACAATGTCACCACCTAATAATTTAGTTAACATATTACATCTCCTACTTGTTCGTAGTAGATAACTAAGTTACAAAATTCTATGACAACTAAAGCTGTTAATAGTGTTGTAATTATAATTTTCATAAAAATTTTACCTTTCAATTTTTGGCAGAAAATCCTGTGGATAAAAAAAATCACCCCAAGCAAACTGCCATGTTGCGAGGAACAAATTTGTAGTCAAAAAAAACTAAATTCATCTTTTTTGGAAATATTGTCGCATACTTTTCTGCGATTAAAAAAAATATTTTGCAGATTTTGATTCCAAAAAATTTTGGTCAAAAGATTTTTTTCGTAAAACATGATAAAATGGTTTTGTATTAAAAATGACTTCATAAGTCATGATTAGATACTGCTCTTTAAAAAGTGAATATGACTCTTAAATGAAAGCGAGTAGCTTATGAATAAAAAATCTTATCCTTTAAGCTCTACACAAAATAGTGTTTTGTTTAAAAAAAGAAAAGGTAAAATTCAAAAGAAGAAATGTTATCAATGTAATCATCAATCTGTCATTAGATATAAAGATAGTTTTGGTGATTGGTCTAGTGAGTGCCTTAATAAATGTGGCCCTCAAATGTTAAGTAATCTTCTTAACTTTGGAGGTAGATAACATGAAAAAATTTAAATATGAACCATCAGTTACATTCAAAGTTCAATTTGATAAATTTGTTTTTAATGAAGAACAAAATGACTGGGATTATAAACAAACATATTATGATACACTTGATTTTTATGAAGTGTTTTTTGAAAAAGAACAACTTGGAAAAAATATTAAAAGTCTAATTAAAAGACATATCATCAAATTTGAAGATGATGTTGATAAAGATAAATTAGATTGGAATGATTTTGACGAGTTGTTATAAAATCAGATAAGCTGATTAATTAACCTAGAGTCATATTCCTTTTAAAGATCTCTCATTAATAAACTTAGCCAAGAAGCTCTACGAGGAGTTTGGTTTGCCCATTTACTGTCCATCATGCTATCACTAGCCAGGACATAGTTTTGATCTTCAAGGTTTGCTTTTAAGTTTTTAAATTGATGTAGGCTACTTCCCATTTGGTAAGCCATTTCAATTATGATGGTAAAAGCCTCAAACTTTATTTTATCTTTATCAATAAAATGGGTGGCTTGATTTAAAGCCTGTTCAAAATCTTTTTCAAATAAAAGATCCCAACCTTCTTTGGTTGTTGGTACTTCTTCGTCTTTACTTAACTTGTGGCCATAACCACCAGTTAAAAAATCTTCTTTTACTTTCTTACCATCTTTTGTTTTATAAGACAGTTGATAAGGTTCTAATTTAAAACCTTCATGTTGTTTAATTCTATCTTTTAATTCTTCGTACATTGTATTAACTTCTCCAAATACCATTTAGCTTTTTTAAGATCTTCAATTCCATTCTTTTCTTTGTAGCGAGTGACATATTTAATAATGTTACCTTCTAAAAAATTCATGTCGTATTCAATAATGTAGTCAGTTACTTCTATTTTTTTCCTGTAGTAAGGAGGATTAATTTTATCCATTACACCTCACCTGTCCAGGTAGAATCTTTCATAGGCATACTGTGAATTTGAGGCTGTGAGTTAATGATGCTACCTACTGATATGATTGGTCTTTTAATGAAGTTTTTTCCATACTTAAAGGCTTCGTGTTTGGGATCAATAGAACAACCTACGCACATAGCAAAGTTTAAAGCTGTTGGACTAGACCAATACTCTACACTTGATTTTGTATGTTGGTGGCCCACACATAAAGATAGGCCAAGTTCTTTTGCACTAGATAAAGCATTAGATTTAAAATGATGTGTAAAAAATACTTTGTTTTTATTTGGAAGATCTACGATAATTTTATCGTGCCAAGTCCATTTCCATTTAGGATCTATTTCTAGTATTTGATTTATTTCTTTGAGAAAAGAATTTGGTATAGCTGACTTCTCTGCTATTTTTTGTATGCGAATATCATGATTACCCCAC